CACTCAAAGACTTCTTCATTGGGTGGCAAGAGATTTTCCGTCCTGCACTTACCGACACAGAAGGGACAGCCGACTTCATTGGAACGCCAAAGAGTGAGAGCCGTAACCTCGCTCGTATGGAAAAGATAGCAGAGACTGATTCCAGCTACTCAACATTCCACTTCACCTCATACGATAACCCTCATGTGAAGGACAGCGAGATTGACAAGGCACGAGAGGAGATAGCATACGATACGTTCAAGCAAGAGTACCTTGCAGAGTACATCGACTTCCAAGGTGCGCTTTTCAACTATGGATCACTTGTTGATGTGTTCTCAAACACGATAGACAAAGATACACAGAAGTTCCTGTTGGTGGACATCGCAGACGATGGCTCGGACAAGACCATCTTCTCATTCTGGGAAGGACTAGAGGAATACCGTCGTGAGTCTTTCGCACGATTGAACACAGAGCAGATAATTGAGAAGATACGAGAGTACGCTGCCACTGACCGTATCCCATTCTCAAACATCGCAGTAGATGCTATTGGTGTAGGTGCAGGTGTTGCGAGCAGTTCAATGCTTGATGGTGTCATTGGGTACAAATCATCATACGCTGCTATCAAGACCGAGGCAGACCCTACAAGGCTCCCTAACGTGCATTACACCAAAGAAGCTAGTCTGACCTCAGACTTCCGTAATTTACGCTCACAGTGCGTTTTTACGCTCTCAGAGCTAGTAAATAACCACAAGATAGCCTCAAAGGTTATCGGCAAGGCTAAGGAGAACATTATTGAGGAGCTTGCACTGTACCAAGATGCCTCAAAGGGTGACGGCAAGAGGCAGGCGAGTGCAAAGGATGAAGTTAAAGAAATGCTTGGACGCTCACCTGACGACTCGGACACATGGCTCATGCGTATGTACTTTGAGCTTCGCAAGAACATATCACCACAACACTCAGAAGATGCAGAGCTACGCGCTCAACGCACCGCACAGCAGTTCCTGAAGTCACAAGGCTTCGGGCACATGAATAGCACTAAATAATCGTGGTATAATAATGCTAAACTTTAACACTTTCTATTTATGAAAACCGCCCAGGATATTGTACGTGAACAAGAGAAGGACTATAACAACTCTGATACTCAAATCAGTGAGCATGTTACCTTTTCACCAAAGGAGAACATAGACAAGATTGAAGCCTACCTCAACAGTAAGCACATCTCTGGTGACAAGGATTCACTTGGACGCGACAAGCCGTTCTTCAACATCGTTACCGCAGCATCAAATGTTTGGTATCGCGCGACTGACATTGACCGTGCGAACATTCGTATCAAGTCAACCAAGAGTTCAAACCATACAGTTGCGATGCTTGCTAACGCTAAGAGCAAGGAGTGGATGCGCAAAGCTAACTTCGGTGTGTGGCTTAATGATTGGGGACTGACACTTGCACGATACGGTTCTGCTGTATCTAAGTTCGTTGAACAAGACGGTAAGCTCGTTGCAACGGTAGTGCCGTGGAACCGCCTGATTGTAGATGCGATTGATTTCTATGGCAACCCTGTAATTGAGAAGCACTACTGGACACCTGCACAGCTCCGAAAGAACAAGATGTTTGACGCTGAACAAGTGGAGTCACTTATTGAACACTCACTCCAGGCTCGTGAAACAATGAAGGGTGATAAGGCAGACAACAAAGCAAACTACATTGAAGTGTACGAACTTCACGGTGAGTTCTCAAAAGAGATGCTTACAGAGAAGGAGAGTGACGAGAACATTTTTGTACAACAGGTTCACATCTGTTCATTTACTACTACAGAAGACGGAGAGTTCTTGGACTTCACACTATACAAGGGACAAGAGAAGAACCCATACCACATCGCGCACCTCATCAAACAAGACGGGCGTGTTATGTCTATCGGTGCAGTAGAACATTTGTTTGAAGCACAGTGGATGGTGAACCATAACGAGAAGGCTATCAAAGACCACCTAGAGCTTGCGTCTAAGATGGTCTTCCAGACAAGTGACCCAGCATACCAGGGCAAGAACACTGGCGATCTTGATAATGGAACAATCCTATACCACGAACCGAACCAGCCACTGACACAGCTTGCAAACAACTCACACGACCTATCTTCTCTACAGAACAGCAAGGTAGACTGGCAGAACCTCGCAGCAGAAGTTTCAAGTACACCAGACGCTATTCGTGGAATCACACCACCATCAGGAACAGCACTTGGGACAGTACAGATCACTGCACAGCAAGGACTATCACTCTTTGAACTCATGGCAGAAAACAAAGGTCTTGCACTAGAGGAAATCTGGCGAGAGTTTGTTATCCCGAACATTAAGAGAGGACTCAACACGAAAGAAGAAATTGTTGCGACACTCGACAACATGAGTATCAAGCAGATTGACTCACTATACATTCCAAACGAAGCTAAGAAGCGGTTTAATGAAATGGCAGTAGAGAAAGTCATCAAGGCTCTTGAGACAGATGACATGTCACAGGTACCGGCACCGTTCGACCCAGTGCAAGGTGAGAAGGAAGTAACCAACGAGATGAAGAACCTCGGCAACAACCGATACTTCGCACCTGATGAACTATCAGAGAAAACATGGAAGGAGGTCTTCAAAGACTTTGAATGGGACGTAGAGATTGAGGTAACGAACGAACAGTCAGACAAGCAAGCAGTACTCGCAAACCTCAACGACACACTCGGTAAACTAGCACAACTCGGTGACGTAGAAAACGCACGACTTGTCCTCTCTAAGATTCTAGAAGAAACAGACATCTTCTCTCCAATGGAACTCGCACAAGCACAACAGCCTTCTCAGCTCTCATCAGGAGGCGCAACAGAACCAGTGGCACAGGAGGCACCAGGAACTCCCCAACTACAAACGTAATGGTGGGGGTGAATATATATGAGTTTACTAAAAGCAATAAAAAATAAGATTATGGCACGTATTGAATATACACCAATCCCAAAGGATGATCAGATGGCTGCACTAAAAGCTATCGCAGAATACAAGAAGCAAAACCCAATGAAGTACGAGCAGAAGAAAGAAGCTCTCTTTGCACGGTACGGTCTTGATGTGGAAGACGAACCAGAGGAAGTAAAGGATGTAAATGACCTAGAACTAGAGGTCATCGCAAAGAAGGTTACTAAGAAAGCAACTAAAAAATAAACACTATGGTGGAAAAAAAGTTTAGACGATTAGATGACAACGAACTAGCTTGGATTAAGGCTACGTTCAAAGATAACGAACAGGGCCTTGTCACACTACGAAAGATTCTGTTGCAGACAGGGGAATCAGAAACACCTGTTGGTTTCTACCGAGACTCATGGGCAGGGCTTGACCTCAAAGGACTAGACAACGAAGGTCGTGTGCTTGCAGTTGCAGCGCACCAGTCAATGCTCAATCATCTAGAGGGCGCATTACGCTCTATCCAAGTCATCGCTGAACAGTCAGCAGAGGACATTGAGAAAGCGATGGAGGACGCAAAGAAGAACAGCAGTAAGTAGTACCAAGACCTTTCGGTCTAACGTGGTATAATATAAGTAACTTCCGAGTTGGCGGAAACAAATAATGCCATCACATAAACCAAGCGTATGGATAATTACGAAGATGAAATTGTAGAGGAGACTATTGAAACTCCAGAAGAAGATGACTCCACAGAACTAGAAGAAGTGGATGACTCAGAAGACGACGTAGAGGAAGCACAAGAGGGAGAAGTTGACTGGGAGGCTCGCGCTAAGAAAGCGGAAGCAGCCATTATCAAAGCAAAGTCAAAACCGAAAGCAAAGACAGACACAAGGACTGGTAACGGTCTATCAACCTTTGACCTACTTGCTCTACAGAAAGCAAACATTGAAACTGAAGAAGACCTAGACGAAGTAGTAAGATGGGCAGACTACAATAAGATTTCAGTGTCAGAAGCACTCAAATCAAACATCTTAAAGGCTACTCTCTCCGAGAAAGCAGAGGAACGCAAGTCAGCTCTTGTGGTAAACACAGGAAGTGGCAGGCGAGCAGGTGGAACAGTATCAGACGAACGACTCATGGCAGACGCTAAGAAAGGTATCATGCCAGATAACCCTGAAGATATTGCGAAACTAGCACGGATGCGTATCGGTAAGAAGTAGCCACTGGTGGGGTAATAAAAACTAATTTACCCTTAAAATGGCAAATACAATCGCATCACGAGTATATCGTGACAAATATCGTTCAGCTACTCTAGATACACTTCTACGAGGAGCAATGGTTTCTGAAGCTATCACTTCAGTTGACCGTTCAAACAACTTACGAATCCAATCACCTTACAGTTCAACACCAACAATTACCGTACAAGCATTGGCTGGAACTTACAACGTAAATGACTGGACTTCAACAGATGATGTACTCACTGTTACCGATGAGTTCATCGTTGGAGAACACATCCACGACTTCCAAGAGTCACTTACACAATTCGACCTATTCGCAGCACGAACAGAGCAAATGGCTTTCAACGTAGCTAAGAAGATTGACGAGTTTGTATTGAACAACCTCTGTGAAGAAGGAACAGGAACTTACACAACTCCAGCAGGAGGATTTGCTACAGCAGCTAACGTAAATGAAATCTTCGCAAACATCAATTCACAAGTTGACGGTTTCGCAGACTCATACAACGGAAAGTATGTTGTACTTGAAAACACTGACATGGTTGGTCTATACCAAGCAGGAGCAACTAACGGTTTCACATTCGCAGACAACGTACTCAACAACGGTCGAGTAGGACAGTGGATGGGAGTTGACATCTACGTTGTACGAACTGGTACATTCACAGATGCAACTGTTGGAACAAAGACATGGACAAACGCTGGTCACCGAGTGGCTGGAGTTAAGAATGTTTCTACAACTGCACTACCAGGAGGTACAAAGACAGAAGAAAAGATGGTTTCAGGTAAAACTGGAATGGAAATAGCAACTTATGGTTATGTAG